AATCAATCAGTTTGTTCAACAATACATTGACTATAATAAAATATGGAAACAGGATTTAGAAAACAAACTTGATGATTTTTACGATGCAATGAATTGGGACAAACCAAATCCCAATCTTCTAAAAGCATCACAATTTTTTGGGTTTTGATTTGGATAATTAAAATTAATTTAGTATATTTGTATTATGACTATTGAACAAGCAAAAGAAGTATTAAAAGAGAATGGGTACTATGTAGACAATCTCTGGCACATTGATGATGTTAAACAACACGGTGATTTATCAAATGAAGAGGCGTATGATATATTAGACTCAACTCTTCGGAATGACTATACCATTGAAACCATCAATATTCTTATTAAAGAAAACTACGATTATAAGGACCAGTGAGTGTAACCAACTACATAGTAGAATTATGTCCACGAAGTGAGATTGTAAACTTTGTGGAAACTCATCACTATTCAAAAAATATGAATGGATTGCACATTTCATATTGCTTTAAGTTGATGGATGGTGATACTATGATTGGTGCTATGGTTTATGGGTCTTTGGGTATGGTTGGGGTTGCTGAAAAGTATACCTCCAACCCATCAAAGATTTTAGAGTTGAAACGACTCGTTTGTATTGATGATACTCCAAAAAATACCGAATCGTATTTCATAGGTTGGACACTTCGGTGGTTACAACGAAATACTGATTTAGAAATGATAATCTCATACGCTGATAAAACATTTGGACACGAAGGTGTGGTTTATAAAGCTACAAACTTTGAGTGTATGGGTGAAACATCAGCCGGAAGGGTTATTATGTGGAATGGTCGTAGGTATCACGACAAAACTTTAAGAAACAAACACAATGGGAAACTAAAGCCCGTTGCTATTGAATTGAAAAATGCATTGGATGATGGAAGTGCTCAGTATGTGGAAACCCTTACAAAGAACATTTACATTTACCAATTTAAAAAAAGAAAACAAAAAATTAACCAATGGTTTGGATAATTCAAAATTATTTCGTATATTAGTATAAATAAAAAATAAAAAACATGAAAAAAAGTTCATTTGAGGGATTTGTCTCTCGTTATAATCTTGGCGGTGAAGTTGAATCCGTTAAAGTGGTCTCAACTGATGAAGGACTATCGGTCCGATTCATCTCTGATGATAAAACCCTTTTGGGTGTTGTAGAAAGTGAAGATAAAACATTCCCTAACGGAGAATTTGGTATCTACACTACTTCACAACTGAAAGGTTTGTTAGGGGTTCTTGACGCAAGTGTTGATGTAAAATCTAATGAAAGTTCATTAGTATTTTCAGACACTAAAACTTCGGTAAACTATGTGTTGGCTGAATTGTCAGTAATCCCAGCAGTTCCAGAACTCAAGCAACTCCCCAACTTTAATGCTACCATCACTTTGGATGAAGCATTCATTGGAACCTTTATTAAATCAAAGGGTGCTTTGAGTGATTCAGATACCTTTACCTTTACTTGTGAATCAAACACAGGTAAGATTGTATTGGGTTATTCTAAAATCAACTCTAACCGAATCTCTATCAATGTAGATTGTGTTTGTGAAAGTGATGTTCAACCTATTTCATTCTCCGCTAAATACTTGAAGGAAATCTTGAATGCAAATCGTGGTGCTAAAGCATCTTCTATGAAGGTATCATCACAAGGTCTTGCTTCAGTTTCTTTTGAACACGAAGGATACAAATCATCTTACTACCTCGTAGAAGTAAAGTAATGTTTTGGGATACTGAACCAGCGAAACCTGCGTTTGACTATGATGTAGAAAAGGGTAAGTTCATTGAAAATATGGACTACCTTTCTTCTATGTCCGTAGAAGAACAAACACTTTATAAAAAGTGGCAGGAGTGGAACTATGACTTGGCTACCTCTATGAAGAGAAAAGCAGGTCTGGCGCTTCACTACGATGCTCTTTGGATGCCGAAAGACATTCAAAATAAGGAACAAACAATCAAAGAAATTGAAGACCTTGAACCTTATGTAGAAATTGTTGATGACTCTAAAGAATCTACTCGCTGGACTGAAATCCGAAAACTAATTCATACGATGTCCTTTGATGCTAATCCTGGTCGGAATGTAAAGATTTACATTAAAGATAGGGTTAGTGGTAAAATACTTGGAATGATTTCCTTGGCTTCAGATGTCACATCATTGGGAGTTCGTGATAAATACATTGGGTGGACCCAAGACAACAAATACAAAGATGGTAAGTTGAATCATACTACTATCGCATCCACAATTGTCTGCACCCAACCTTTGGGATACAACTTTTTGGGTGGTAAGTTGATTGCTTGTATGGCTACATCAGAGGTAGTTCGTAAACATTGGAAAGAAAAATACGGACAAACCTTGATTGCAGTCGGAACCACTTCTTTGTATGGTATTCACTCTCAATACAATGGTATCCCCCACTTCAAAACTTTGGGAGAATCCGCAGGTAAGGTAGCTACAAAACCAGATGATTCAGTATATGAAGGTTGGCACCATTGGATTAAAGAAAACAAATCCGAAGAGTATGCTATTCAAACTGCTGAAAAAGAAGGTGTGGATGGACCCGCAACCGGAGTAAAGCAGAAAGTCATTAATATGATTTTCAAAGAAGTTGGTATCAAAGCATCTCATTATCAACACGGATTCAAACGAGGTGTGTATTTCGCCCAAATGTATGAAAATGGTAATGAGTTTCTCCGTAATGAGATTACCGAAGACCAACTGATAATGAAGGACAAGTTTGTTGATAGTGATGAATACACAATGAAGTGGTGGAAGCCAAAGGCAATTAAACGATACGAAAAACTCCACGAAGAGGGTCGTATTAAGCCAGAGTCGTTGTTTTATCTTGATATCATTGGTATGTCGTGGGAAGATTGTAAAGAAAAATATTTAAAAGAAGTAGGAAGATGAGTAATTCACTATGGGTTGAAAAATACCGACCAGATACATTAGAAGGATATGTAGGAAACGAACACATCCTTGAAAAGGTAAAGATTTATATTCAAAACGAGGATGTTCCACACCTCTTATTGTATGGTCAAGCCGGTACGGGTAAAACTACATTGGCTAAAATTATTACCAATCAGATTGATTGTGATTTGATGTATATTAACGCTTCTGATGAAAACTCCGTAGACGCAGTTCGTGATAAAATTCGTGGATTTGCATCATCTATGGGTTTTAGAAAGTGGAAAGTTATTATCTTGGATGAGGCTGATTATTTGACTCCTAATGCTCAAGCAGCTCTGCGTAATTTGATGGAAACATTTTCAGCATCTACTCGTTTTATCTTAACTTGTAATTTTGTTGAAAAAGTAATTGACCCCATCCAATCTCGTTGCCAAACATTTGCAATTACCCCACCATCTAAAAAGGATGTTGCAAAACGATTGAATGATATTCTAACAGCCGAAGGTGTTGAGTTTGAAATGTCAGACCTTGCTTTTACTGTTAATAGTGGATATCCGGACATTCGTAGAGTCCTAAACGCAGCTCAACGACAAGTCATCAACGGAAAATTGGTGATTGATAAACAATCAACTCTTGAAGCAAACTACACCGAAAAAGTAGTGCAAGAATTGATGTCTAATAATGACGCAAAAACAAAGTTCACTAATGTCAGACAAATTATTGCTGATTCAGGTGTTAAAAGCTTTGAACCTTTGTATAGAACCCTTTACGATAGAGTAGATGACTATGGTAAAGGTAAAGTAGGACAAACCATCTTAAACATCGCGGATGGTCAGTATAAAGACGCAATGGTCGTTGATAAAGAAATCAATGTAATGGCGATGATGTTAAATATTATAACAAGTATCTAAAATGGCAAAAGGTAAAGTAATTCCAATGAGTGGTAAACAACAACCAACTCAACAAGCACCAAAATTAAATGTTGACCCCTTTAAACTCAAAACAGTAACTTGTCCGAATTGTGAAGGTATTTTCTTCACGGAAGTGACTATGTTTAAAGAAATCCCAGCGGTGATGTCTCCCAATGGTCAACAATCAATGTTACCAATCCCTGTGGTTGTATGTAATGAATGTGGAACTGTTCACCCAAAGTTTACTCCAAAAGAGTTTTTTGAAGGTGGTGAAGAAAAGTGATGAAGGTGTAGTAAAAGCCAAGGGGTTATTTGACCACTTGAGTGGTATTACTCACCTTAAAACTCCGTGGGAGAGCTTGTCCGTAATGGATAAGAAATCTTTTGAAACCTATATGGTTAATAGATTCTTGTCTATGGGTGCTGATAATGTTGAAATTGTAAACATTATAAATCAATACACCAACGGACAACTAACCCCACGAGAGGTTTACAAGTTTTACTTGGATATTCTACCAAAGAAAAAATCATTCAACAAGTATATCAAGGGTAAGTCCGAAGATAAGTGGCATGAAAATGTAATTCAGTATTTTTGTAAATACTATGAAGTATCATCTCGTGAAGTTTTGGATTACCTTGATATTCTTACCAAGGATGAAATCAAATCAATAATTGTTAAATATGGGGTTGACCCAAAAGAAATAGATAAATGGCTAAAATGATTAAAGAAGCAAAAACCAAAGTAGAGTGGGTGGGTGAAGAAGAGCGCCCTAACTATGGTGGAGTCAAAGAACAATCTGCGGTTGCATATTGTGAAGAAAACTATCCCCAAACCACCGAAGAGTTTAAAAACATTTTGGATGAGATGTATCTTACTTTTTGTAAAAAGCAGAGAAACTACGGACCAGGTAATATCTCCGTAGGAACATCACTTCAAACCCAAGATGAGGTTAGATTGTCTTTGACCGGATTATGGTTCCGTATCAACGATAAAGTTAATCGTTTGAAGCAGATGGTTGTATTGGGTCAGCCAGATGAGGTTGGTGAGTCAATCCAAGATACATACGAAGACCTTTCGGTCTATGGTATTATCGCCCAAATTGTTCAACGAGGAAAATGGGGAAAGTAATGAAAAATGTTTTTCTTGCAAGTATTTTGTTTTTAAGTTCTTGCTCCACACTTTCACTTGTTAATGTTTCTACGGAAGACTTCTCTTATCAAGGAACGGACATTTACTACAAAGGTGAACTATGCGCTCAAATGGGTGCTTTGGAAGTTGCATACGATGATGGTAAAGTTGTTCGTGAGGTCACCTATATCGTAACTGATGAAAAGTTCAACGAAGTGGCTATGGGTATTTTAAAGTATGTTCGTGAACGTAGACCAAGTTGGGAAGTTGAAGTTGAGCTAAAAAAAGCTGTAAAAAGTTTGGATAATTAAAAACTTTTTCGTATATTTGTATAGATGAAAAAGTCAAAGACAACACTACTTCAGATTCCTGTTTATTTAGAAAAGCAGGGAGATGTGAAGGTTTCCTATTCACAATATACGATGTGGGCTAATTGCCCAAAACAATGGAAGCTGACCTATATGGATGGTCACAAGATTGATGACCCATCCATTCACCTCATCTTCGGAACCGCAATGCACGAAACCATCCAAACTTGGTTGGATACGATGTATTCTTCGACTGTGAAGAAAGCCAATGAGCTTGACCTACATACGATGTTGAGGGATGTGATGGCTAAAGAATACAAAAAGACAATGGCTATCTATGGTCAAAAGTTTACCACCAAAGAACAAATGAACGAGTTCTACCAAGATGGTGTTGAAATTATTGATTATTTGAAGAAGAAACGCTCGGTGTATTTCTCTACCAAGAAAATCAAGTTGGTGGGTATTGAGTTGCCAATTTATTATCCAACAAATAATGAAAATGTGATGATGAAAGGTTTCCTTGACCTTGTGTTTGAGGATACTGAAAATGGTCGTATCATTATTGATGATATTAAAACATCCACAAGTGGTTGGAACAAGTGGGCTAAGGCCGACAAAACCAAAACCGCTCAGTTGATTTTATACAAAAAGTTTTTCTCCGAACAATACGGATACGACATTGATAGAATTGATGTTCAGTATCTTATATTGAAACGAAAGTTGAGTGAGAATGCTTACGACAAACGAGTTCAAGTATTTAAGCCAGCCGCCGGTAGTCGGACTCTAAAAGAAATTACCACAAACTTTGATACCTTTGTATCAGCCGCTTTTAATACGGATGGGGTCTACCGACAAGATGGACCATTTCCTGCAAAAGCCGGTGATAAGAATAAGAATTGTAGATTTTGTCCTTTCAAAGACCGATACGATTTGTGTCCTAAATCAGAACGACACGCAGTTTAATCAAAATCCTTAATTATGTTGTATAGCTACAATAAAACCCTGTTAGAATTCAAAAAAATTGGATTACGAAAGTTAATTCTTATTTTAAGTGGATTCACATTTGTAATTGGTAGTGTATTTTATGGCGTTGGTAGATACGCTGCTTTTGGCGATTTGAGTATCTATGAAAAAAACATACTATTGTTGAATATCAAAGAAACTCCATTTAACGAGGCTGATTTAGTTAAGTTGATGAAAGAGCTTAATATGAAATTTCCACATATTGCATTGGCTCAATCTTATGTAGAAACAGGTCAGTTCAAGTCTAAAATCTTCCGAGAAAACAACAACCTATTTGGTATGAAGCAGGCCCGTCAAAGGGTTAATACCGCAAAAGGAACACAAAACAATCACGCATATTACGATACTTGGGAAGAGTCTGTATACGATTACGCATTTTACCAATGTAGATATTTGGGTGGTATTCATACTGAAGAAGAATATTTTAGATATTTGAACGCTTCTTATGCTGAAGACCCTAATTATGTAAGTAAAGTAAAATCGGTTATTGAAAAACAAAAGTTGCGAGAGTTATTTTAATGAGAAAATATCAAAATCATTCCCCGAATAGATTGCGTGTAAAAAACTTATATAATAGAAAAGAAGGTATGAAGGTCGCATTGATAGTTGATGTTAGATATGAAAATCGCGGTGAAATCAAAGACCTTATATTTAAACTAAAACAAAAATTTGGAGACCAACTATCAATTATCAGTCGTGGTAATAAAGATGGTATTGAAAAATGGGTTCGGAAATTTTGCATAGAATTGGATGTAAAGTATATTGAGTATAATCTTGCATCTACACCTATG